AGTTGATGCGCCGCGCGGCCTGCGCCTGCGCCGAGTTGTCCTTGTCGGAAATTCCGCGTGATGAGTTCAGCATGCCCCGCACCAGGCTGCGGCCCATATTGGCCCAGTTCGGGCCGTTGGGGCTGTAGAGCCCGATCAGCGACCAGATCTTGCGCTTGGCATAGGGTCCTTCGAGAACCGTGTATTCGGCATCGAGATAGACCGCGCCCGTGGAGGCCCGCTTGGCATAGCCGCCGGTCCAGCCCTGCGCGGGGTCGTCGAACCCGCCCGGGCGGATCGTCATGCGCACCTTGGCCAGCGTGCCCTTGGGGATGACGTTGGCGTTGGTTTGCGCGTCGTTGAAGTCGTTCCAGAGAGACATGGGAATAGGGTCCTTTCAGGTTGGTGGTGTCGTTGGAAGGGGTGCCTGCGCCTTTGGCGGCGCCGAAAGCTCGGGGGCCTGGTAGGTCAGCCGCCGCTCTTCGGGGACCAACGGGCCGCGGATCTTGTCCATCAGCCGCCCGAGATGGGGCGCCTCGAGCATGTCGAGCCGGCCGGAGCGGTCCTTGGCGGGATAGCCCCACGGGTTCAGGGTCTGGCAGACAAAGCCGCGCTGCAGGGTGCCATTCTCGGCCTTGAACTCGGCCATGGTGATGACCTGATCGACGATGCCTGGCAGCTCGAGCCCGGTCTTGGACCCGTCGATCTGCGGCTGGAAAACCGGGCGATTGAAGTCGTCGAGCTTCTGGTCGAGGATGCCGACAAACCAGACATTCTTCGCCCGCGTGTGCTGCAGATGCGTGAGCCAGGCGATCATCTCGCGGCCATGCAGGCCATACGCGCCGCGCACATCGGGCTTGCCGGTCTTCTCGGAGAACGCCTCGGGCTGCCCTTTGCACCAGCCAAAGCACAGCCGCCCCGCCACGGTGATCGAGTCGATGAATACCGTGTCGTACTTTTCCAGCGCGGCCGGGTCGCCGAACTTCGCGCAGACCGCCTCAAAGTGCGCCTGGCTGTAGGGCTGGTCTGCCCGCAGCGCCGGGTTGGGTCCGCCGATGAACACCGCGAAATCCCGGCATTCCGCCCATGTCCGCGGGCGAATGGCATCCATTGCCAGCCCCTCGATGGCCAGTTCCCCGGCTTCGAGATCGAAGAACAGCGTGGTCGAGTTTTTCAGCGTCCAGAGCAGCGATGTCTTGCCGATCCCCGAGGTGCCGAAAATCACGCCCTTGATGCCGCGAGTTTCCGCCAGCCGCTGGTCGGCGGTGATGATGGGGAGTGCGCCGGTCATGCCAGCACCTCCTGGCGCGCCCGCGCTGCATCGGGATCACTGCTGGTCACGGCCGCAAACAGCGCATCCAGCCGGTCGGCCTCGGTGAGGCACTCAACGCCCTTGCGCCGCATGAACCGCCGCGCGTCATCGAGCAGGTCGGGCTCGACGATCAGGTCGGGGACGGCGACGTATTCCTCGGCGCTCTCGACGAAGTAGGATTTCGAGCGCAGGTCCTTCACCAATGGCACGAAGGCCTCGCAAACCTCTGCGAAATCCACCTGGCCCAACCCGTCTTCCCGGTTGCGCAGGATGCGCTTGACCTCGGAAATGATCCCGGTGCGCAGCATGCGCAGCGCCCCTTCCTGCCGCGCCTGCGTGCAGGTCAGCGGAAAAGCGGCCTCCATCATCTCATCGGCGATCCTGGGGGCGTTGTTGCCCAGACGGGATGCGTAATCCCAGACGCGTTCGGCAAAAGCCGCTGATTGGCTATCAAGCATCAAACCACTCCTTGATTGTTGTGAAAGCTGTCGATCCATCGGCGATGGCTCTGGCATCGAGGTCGTGGAACGGGGCCTCCTGCGCCTCGCGCATGCCCTCGCGGGCCAGCGCGAGATTTTGGTCCGTGGCCCATTCGGCAAAGGCGCGGAACGTGCCCGTCACATGCTGCCAGGCCACCTGTTCGGGCGTCGGCGCCACGTAGAGCGGGTTCCGACGGCTGGGCCTGCGCTGCGGGCGCATTCCCCGCATGGCGGCATCCGTGACCATCTTGCGCATCGCAGTGCGGTTCGGTTCCTCGCCGCGTTCGAGCCGGTCATCCAGCGTGCGGCGCACGATGCCCGGATCGTTCGTCTCGGCATCGCGCAGCTGACGGGCTTCGTGGATCTGGTCCCGGCGCAGGCCAAGGTCAGCGGTTGAGGCAGTGTTGTGGTCTTCAACACTGCTCCGGTTTCCACCGTTGCGCTTCACCTCGCCACGCGCCTGTGCCGCGTCGTACTCATCAGCCAGCCGACGCTTGGCGGCCGCTTCGATTTCCAGCGCGTCGGCCTGCGCACGGTGGGCGGCGGCGATCAGATCGTCATGGGCAGATTTGGCGGTTTGCAGCCGGGCGGTACGCTTTGCGATGTCATAAGCGAGGCCAGCCGCTTCGCGGGCTTCCAGCACCTCGGCAGCCGTCCTGGCCCCCGACAGCATGGTCGCTGCGCGTTCGATGAGGCCGGGCAGGTCCTGGTCAGGGGCGTGAATGGGGCCGAGCGCGGTCATTGATCACCCTCCTGCGGGACGATCTCGACCTTCAGCGCGCCGGACCGGACGGTGCGCGCAGGTTCAAACTGCTCGCGGATGTTGTCGGGCCAGGCGGCGTATTTGCGCTCCGGCACCTTGATGGCGATGTCGACATATTGTGCGGGATTGTCACCGGCTTTGCGGATCTGCGCGACCATCGCGGCGAGCTTGTCCTGATCCCAATCCACGCGCTTGGGCAGGTCCGCCACGACGGTGAAATCACCGTCATCGAAGCGGATCGTGCCCGTGTCCTTGCCTGCGGCCCGTCGCTCCTCGGCAGCGCGATCGGCGTAGCGCACCGCGAGACCGGCATCGAGCCGGGCCTTTGCGGCCTTGTCGCGTTTGAGCCGCGCATCGATTTCGTGCTGCAGGATGGCCAGCAGTTCGACCGGCAAGGCCGCGATCTCGGCCGCGCTGAGCGCTGGCAGATCGTCCGGCGTGGGGGTGTTGTCGGGAAATGGCATATTTGTGCCTCCTTGATCGGTGGGTGGTGTCTGGATGGGGGTTGTCATGCTGCCTGCGCGTCGAGCAGCAGCGCGGACAGCGATGCGGTGGCGGCCTTCGGCTTGGGGCGCGCCACAGCGATGTAGGCGAAGCGGTCGGTTTCCAGTCGCTTCTGCACGAGGTGCACAAGGCCCTGTTCGGCGGCCCAGAATGCGCGGCTTCCCAGCTTGGCCAGTTCGACGCGCTGCGCATCCGGCAGGTGCGAGATCGCCGGAAAGGTATCGAGCACCAGAAAGCCCCGATGGTATTCCAGCCGGTCGCCGGGAACGGCCTGAGCCACCCAGGCACAGAACTCGATTTCCCCGAGCGGTCGGCTGGCGCGGGCGGTGGTGATGGGTGTCGTCTGCATGAACATTATCTCCTCCTTTTCCCTCTACTCACGCTGCCGCCAGATCGTCCCACGCCGGACCGAGACCGTGGGCGGTGAGGACGTGGCGGAGATCGGCGAGGCGGCGATAGAGGGCGGACCGGCTGCCGAAACCCTCAGTCGCCAGCGCGATGACGGGACGATGCGCCAGCGCCGCGCAGAAGCGGCGATCCTCGGCCGGGAGCCGCGCAAGCGCCGCCTGCAGGGCGAGGTGAAGTTCGGTGACGGCCGCTGCGCAGGAGGTCTGGCCGTGCCACGCGGCAAGGCCGTCATCCTCGGTCAGCGTGTCGCCGACCGGCTCGCGGGTTCCGGCCAGCGGCACCTCGAGCGACAGCATCGTGCCGCCCTGCGCACGGCGCTGGCGGTGATCGCGCATCGCGATCCGCGAGGACTGGTTGCGCAGGACCAGACCTGCAAAAGCGCCGAGGCTGCCGCGTGCCGGATCAAAAGCTGGCAATCGGCGCAAAAGATCGATCAGAAGATCCTGCCCCAGATCCTCGCGATCGCAGGCGGGCAAGCCCAACCGCCGCCGTAGTCGCCGGGCCGCGGAGTCGGCCTCGGAGATGATGGTTTCAATGTCGTCGGGGGAGAGTTCGATCTGCATCGCTGCGTACCTCGGTCATCGTTTCTGATGAGCCCAAGGTGCCTGAAACGGTCGGCGCGCAGGTGGGAACGGGGTGGGAATAAGGTGGGGGTTTGGTGGGCCGATACCATTCCCACGGCCCGTCAGGCTAAATGAAGATTACGCAGCTCAGGCGAGGGCAGAGCCCGAGTTCACAGCGAGTGGACGGACCGGCCCGCCGGCCGTGGGTGCTGCGAGCGCAGCGGGCCGGTTTCAGCCCTTTGCGGACCCACCTCTCGTGCGCAGTAATTCAACTTTGATGCAACGCGAAGGGGTAGCACTCAGACAGCTTCAGGTTGCAGCGGTCTGCTTTGGAGTGGGTGAGCAATTTGGCTAAAGCGGCCTCTCGACCATCGAAGTTTTTTGCCCTGCGGAAGTGCTTTAGAGCTTATGTTGATCGAGCCCCGTTCAGTGCCTGTCCCTCGTCGAACGGGATGGGGGCAGCGAAATCCTCGGGTGAAATCAGGATGCTTTGGCACTCGCGCTCGAAAAACGTGCAGTACTGCACCACGCTGGCCCGTTATGAAACCAAGCCCGGCCTGCCCCCGCAGATCAAGGCCTACAGCGTGCGATGTGCCTGGAACGATCATCACCTGCCGACCGGCAAAGCGACCAATCATCATCCGGTGGATATGACCGCTGGCGATCTGCAGAGGACCATCATGGGCCGCGATCACCTCGGCCACCTGTGCGCCGCCGGCAAGGCCGATATCATCCATGCCCGTAATCCCGGTCAGGCACGGCGGATGATGCATGAACAAGAT